TATGGCAGTTCGGAAAAGAAGATGATTCCGATGTGATGCGTGGCTACCCTGGCGGCTTAGCCGACGCCCAGGCGGCCCAACAGAAACTCGACGAGCTCGGGTGCCCCAACCATCCCGTGTTCTTCGCGGTGGACTTCCCTATCAGCCTTGACGAGTGGAACGGCGTCGCATCCGAGTATTTCCGCGCCTGCTGCGAGACCCTAGGTCGTGAACGAGTCGGCATCTATGGCCACTCCAGGGTCATTGCTTGGGCTGCCGTGGACGAAGTCATCGCTGACCTAGGGGATGGAAAGTTCCTGGCGTGGCAGACTGCGGCCTGGAGCGGAGGCGTCCTATCTACGGAAGCGGTGCTCTATCAGCGCCCCGGCAGCGAGACCGTGGGCGGCGTCGACTGCGATATCAATTTTGCGCTTGCTGACTACTGGGGCCAACACCCAAATGGCACCGCATCACGCGCCCCCATTCCCTTACCTGAAACCCCAACCCAAGAAGAAGGAGGAACCATGGAAATCCGATACGATGCCGATTTCACCGCGGACATGCCCGGCGTCGGCTACCGTTCCCTCGACGCTATCCAGTCCATCTGCGTCCACACGGTGGAGTGCCCGCCGGAACGAGACGGCATTGCCGTCGCCCAGTGGCAAACAAACCCCGCTAACGGCTCCAGCTATAACGTACTTGCCGGCGCCGACGGCAACCTCATTTTGTGCAACACGGATGATTTCATGCCGTACGCAGCAGGCCCCACCGGCAACGCCCGCTGCCTCCACATCAGCCTCACCGGCTACGCCAGCATGAGCCGCAAAGGCTGGCTTGCCGACGACGCAAAGCTGCGGGG